GAATTGGGGGAGCCATGTCATTGCGCTTTGATAAAGCGCTCTGCTGGTGATTTCTTCCCCGCCTGTAAACTGTTTGATCTTTTCCTCATCCAGCTTGCCGTATTCATTGGATTCCGACATGGTGACAAACCGCTTACCCTTCAGCCCAGCCAGCACCGGGGAGGCGCTTTCCACGCCGCCACTTCCTCCACCGAAACCACCCCCGCCACTTCCTCCAGAGCCGCCGCCCCGGCAGATGATCCCAACGGGGGTGACTGAAGAATAGTCTCCCAACATCCGTTCGATTGTCCCTAACAGGGTCGATTTGCCATTCCTTGTCGTTTTACCCCACAGGATGAACATACAGGCTTCGTTCGCTTTGCCCAATAAACTGTAACCCAGCGCTCTTTGCAAGTAATCAGCCTTGTCCTTGTCCCCGGAGCAGACTTCATCAATGAACTGTTCCCAGCGCTCACAGCGCACCTCTCTACTCACCGTATGGGAAAAGGCGGTCTGCATGGTCAGGAAGTCATCCCAGCGTCCCGGCCTGAAGGTGAAGTCCCTCAGGTCATAGGTTCCGTTCTGGCAGTTGATGAGATAGGGGTTTGCGTCAAAGGCACGTCCTTCAATCCGCAACACGCCTTGCGCGTCTGAAAGGATACGCTTACGCATCCGCTGGTCTCCCATCTTGACCACGAAGGTACTGTACGCCTTGCGTAACTCGTCATCTACGATCTCACCGCAGTAGAGGATCATGAGCCGCACGAAGTCTTTCAGCTTTTCGCCGACCAAGACCCCGCCCTCGTCCCTACGCCAAGCGCCGTCAAAATAGGTGTACCAGCTTTTGAGGTCTGGACAATACCGGGCCTCTGTCCGGTACAGTTCGCCGAACAATTCCGCCATGCCGAAGTCCGACCACTCAAACCCGCTGTCGCTGTCGTACCCGACCCCCGCGCCGTCCCCATACCGGGATTCCGGGTGGAGGTTTTTGATGTGGAACATCTTTTCGGACATTTCTTCGTCCATGATGGTTCTGCCGTTTCGGAGTTGAAATAATTCTCTGTCAGCCATTGATCCTTTACCACCTCTCACCGTCAGCGCAGAACCAGTCCAAGGGGTGTTCTACGCCGTTACACCTGATATACGGCAGCGTTCCGACCTCTGCGACAACACCCCCATGCTTGCAGTCCTTGCACCGCACAAGATTGGCAGCGAAATGTGCCTCAAACGCTTTTATCGTATCTGGATCAGATCGGGTTATCTGCTTTTTCGCTTCATCAAGGGCATACATGTAGTCGTGAAACTTTTCACAGGCTTTTGTACCGTTACCAGCGTTTTGAAAGCAACCGTAAAAGTACAGGATGATTTCGTCTATCAGTTCGCATATCTTCTCGTTGTTCATCGTTCTGATTCACCTTCCTTCAGCCGTTTCCGCCTCTCCTGCTCTTTCCTGCGCTTTGTTTTCCTGACCGCTCTCCGGGCTTTGTTCTTCTCACGCTGAAAGTATTTCAGCCACTTTTTGACCACCCGGAAGGGTAAGTCTATTGTGCCGCTGAAACCCACATCACAAAGCAAATTCTGAGAGAGGGCTTCGGTGTCTATGAAACTCAAATCATAGTCTTCTACGCTAAGTTCACCAATATTGTCACAGGGAACATATTCACCATTTATTTCCATGAACACATTCCCATATTCATATCCCGCACCCAGCTTCGGCGGCATTGTCTTTCCGACCTCCTTCCTTGACACGCTCCACATGCTCCCGTAATGTCGCTCCGCACATATGGCAATAGCGATACCCGGCAAGCTGCTCCGGTTTGGCGCTGACACCGACCTTTCCGCATACCGGGCAGCGCCAGCGATGGGTGAGGACAGGGGATTCTCCCTCCCCTGTCCCAGCGCCCTTTACAAAATCCAGACCCTCGTCTATCAGTTCATGTTCTTCCGAAAGCATTTCGATGACCTTTGTTAGCGTTTCCCGCTCGACAAGGCCGTAGTAAAACCCCTCATGATCCAGAGGCTCCAGACTGTCCCGCCATGCGGTCAGGCGTTTGATCAGTTCGTCCATCCTCCACCAATCCTTCCAAGAATTGCAATATCACATCCTCAAAGGCTTTTGCGCTCCTTTCGCTGATGAAGCTTGCCACTTTGTATACAGTATTCTCACCGCTTCCGATCCGTTCATAACACAGGGACGGGCGCTTTTGGTCAGGAAAGGTCACAATTCCAATTCGTATACCGTTGCGGGATAGCATCATGCTCATTTCGTATACACCCTCATTCCAGATACGCAAGGGATTGCCGTATATCGGCGGGAACGTTGCCCTCCCAGACGTAAGAGTTTTTCAGTACATACTCATTGTAGGAAGCTGCCGTTTTGTTGGCTCTCATTTTCGCCTGTTCGGCCCAGCTTTGTTTTTCGGAACTATCGCTATCCTTGTACTGCTGATACGTCATGCTGTCGGCGGTATAGCTGGAAATCATCGCACGACAACTGTCCTCCACCTGTTTGCGGGTTTCGTATTTGGTCGCGTCATCCACCTTCTGGATGGTGTACTCATACCTGTTCCATACACCCCGGCCCATAGGGGTCAGGGTGAAGAACAGGAGCGCCAGCGCCAGCAGGACACAGAACAGCACAGCAAAGAATTTACTCATCCTCAGTCACCTCTTTCACGGCTTCGTATTTGACCACGGGATTATCCACCTCAAAGGGGATGTCCGAATATAGATACTCGCCTGTCCATTCAATATAGTTGCCATTTGGGGTGAAGAAGAATATGCCGTTGTCGTTTTCCCCGTAAGAGCCGTCCACGTCCGCCAGCCATTGATTTTTGTAACTATACGATCCACCGTAAGCGTATTCATAATACTCGCTGTCGGGGCTTAAATAGCTGTTCAGGCTGCTCACCTTGCCGTCCACCACAAAGCGGCCTACGGTGGAATTGCCAGCAAACAGGACGATGTACCCCAGCGGCTTTTCCACCTGACAGATCAGGGTGTTGGCCTTTTCCCGCTGACCGTTGACCCAATAGGCGCGTTTGATCAGGTTATAGCGCTCCAAGGAATAGCTGATGTCGGTCGGGGTGGGCTGGTTCTGGGACAGGGTATTGGCTATGTTGATAGTCGATTGCGTGTCGGCTTTCGTACCAGAGGGCTTCGGTATGGTATCTTCGTCACAGGCCGTCAGGAGAAACGCGCAGCAGCACAGGCCGATGATCAGCAGGATCAGTTTCTTTGTCTTTTTCATCACCGCATCCTCCCCAAATACAGGAGGTTCTTCTGGGCAGCGGTCTGCTTTCTGCTCTCCCGCGCAAGCTGAACCATCGCACAGGTTCCTTCCTCTTCCATGTACCAAGCGCAATGATTGTCACAGGTGACGAACTGCTTTCCTTCCGTCAGGGTTTCTGTCCAAATCAGGGGACAGATTTTCGGGGTGTGGTTGGTGACTTCTTCCATATTCCCTTAATCCTTCTTTCCTTCGTATTTCTCAATATATACAGGCTCGTCCCAAGCATACAGGGCGGGGGATGAGGGTTCCGGTTCCGCTTCCTCAATGTCCATCGGCTCACCCTTGAGGTCGATTTCTGCTTTGTCGGTATGTATCTCCAAGGTCACTTTGGTCAGCGAATTTGCCTCCATTTCCACCTCTACGCGCATGACACCCTGTAATTCCTGCCCGTCCAGCAGGATTGTCTTGAAGGGCGTTCCTTCCTTCTGGATGATTTTGAAATCATGGAATCCTGCGCTCATCTCTTATACCTCGTCACGCTGTTCACAATCGACCTGAGTTCCCGCTTATCCAAGGAAGGGTCACAGGCGGTCGTGTTGGCATACTGGATTTCATCGTAAATCTGGGATTTGGAATAGCCCATGTTGTGGAGCATCCCGGCAAGGGAGGTCAGGCAGAGGTTGCGGCTCCCTTTGGGAATCCGGGGATAGACTGGACGCAGCTTCACCCGCCCGTTTTCTGGCAGTTCCCAGCGGGGGTTGTAGACCCGCGAACGGGGGAAGGGAAGGTCGATGTCCCCGGAGGGCTTGTCCCGCTCCTCTTCCTGAAAGTATTTGCTCACAACGTAGTCGATAGCGCTTTGGTTCGGGATAATCTGGTCGTAGACCGCCGTCTTGCCCGTCATGATGAAGTAGCGGCCCTTCTGGTATATCTCCACCCCATGCTGGTTGTTTTTTCCGGAGAAGGGGAGAAAGCCCTTCACGATGACGTGAAAGCCTCTCCCGCTCCGGGAGTGTTCGGTGTAGGAACCACAGGCCAAGAGGATGTCCACGGCGGTAGGGGAGAGGAGGCCGTCCTCATCCCACCCGCAGTCGATGTCGATACCCACATAGCCGTTGTCGTAGAAAACGAAACCCACCTGATCGTAGTGTCCGCACATCACGGAATAGTCGGCGGTTTCGTAGTCGCTCCATGTGGCGGGGTCGGAGGAGGAAGCGGGTTCGGGTGTCCAGCTTTTGAAGGGACATTTGCTGCCGTTCTTCGCGCAGACCCATTGATTGAGGTCTCTCAATTCCTGCGGGATGCTCATGGGTCAATCAGCCCCCTGTAGAGGCAGAAGCGCTTTTCGGCGTAAGCCAGCGTCCCCCAAAGCTGCCGCCCGGTCAGGCCGTAGTACCGGGCTACGGGGCCGACCGCCTCCGACAGCGGCTTATCCGACAGGCACATGTCCCGGAGGGGGTCGATGCGGGAGCCGCCCATATCCGACAGGGCTTTCCGGGCCGCTTCGTAGTTCTGCCCGGAGGGGCTTTCCGGGTCGGCGGGGGAGGGGATGTCCCCTCTCGCCACCTTGAAATAATGCCTCAGGGCGTGTTGAGCATACTCGCTATAGTAGCGTTTCATGCTTTCTTCTTTCCCTTCTTTTCATCGTTGTTGTCGGGCAGGACGTAACCTGTCCCGTGACAGGGCTTCGCGCAGATGAGGAACCCGCTTTCGCATTTGGGCTTGAGCATGTAGTGTAAGTCTGCGGGGAGGGTGTCCGCCATCTGACGCACCAGTTCCCGGATTTCCCATTGGGCGCGGGAGCAGAGGCGTTCGTTGCAGATGTGGATAAATTCCCTCAGGTTGCAGGAGAAATACATTTCGGTGACACAGGCGTTGGGGAGCAGGAACCGAGCGTCCTCCCGCTTGATGTCCATAAGGTGAATCAGCTTGATGTAGATGTCGTTGATCTTGTCCATCTGCTCCAGATACAGTTCTCTGGCGCTGTCCTTCCGGGCGATGCTTTCCGGGGTGACGAAATCAAAGCCGTTCTCCTCGCAGTAGCGCTGGGAGCGCTGGGTGATGGTAGCCATCCGGTGGCGGACAAGCTGGTGGGAACAGGCGCGGGAGATGCTTTCCAGCTTCCAAGTAAACTGCACATGCTCGAAGACGGAGTGATGCCCGTTTAGGTAAAGCTGCTTCACCAGCGCCTTTTTGCTGTTGATTTTGGAATCGTAGCAGATGGAGGCGATGTCCGCAATCAGGGAGATGGGGTTTGCGGGAGCCTGTACCAATGTGACTTTCATAGGGTTGTGTTCCTTTCGTTTGGTCAGTTCTTCGAGGGTCTGTTTGGTCAGCTTTTGAAGCATCGCCTCCCCGTCCAGTCCGGATAGGAGAAGGGCGAACCATTCACCCCGGAACGCTTCCTTGCACTCGTTCCGCAGATGCTTGCCCAGCTTCATAGACCCCTCTTTCCCGGAGATGGGGTCTTCGGGGTAGGTGAATCCGTACACGTAATCCTGTGCCGCCTGACGGACGATGCCGTCCCGGAGGTTGAGGATAGGATCATCGTCAAGTCTGGACATGGGTTTCATCCTCCCGATGAATGGAGCGTTCCGGGTCAAAGCCGTTGGGGTAGCGCTTGTTTAGTTTTTCCTTGTTATACTCCATACAGGTGTCCATGTCGTACCCAAGGGAATTTAGCGTAATCGCCACATACCACAGCACATCCCCGCACTCTTCCAGCAGATGTTCGGGGTTTAGTTCATGTCCCTGACCCAGAAACTTTTTGACATGATCCGCCACTTCTCCGCTTTCTCCGCACATCCCCAAAGACCCGATAATCAGATCCCCGTAGGGAGCGTTCATTGATTTCATCGTCCGGAGGGCTGCTTGCTGAAACTCGTTTCCGGTCATTTCGCGGCCTCCTCCATTTCAAGGACGGTCATCAGGGCGTAATTGGCGAGGTCAATCAGGGTGTCCCGGATGGATTCATCCTTCACCTGTTGATCGAGGACGGGCTTTTTCGTCAGGCTTTTGAAGCGGTTCAGCTTGTCCGACAGGCGGATACGGCTCATGGCGTAGCCCTCCTCCAAGAAGGTCTGGTGGAAGCTGTCCCCGTAATCATGGTTCTTTTTGGCGTAGATGCTGTTCAGTTCCTTGCACAGCGCTTCGTGTCGGGCCACCTTTGGGGTTGATGCGGTTTCAATCATGATCCTCAATCATCCTTTCCATAGTTGACGTGGGATACCCCGGCGAAGGGGCATTGGGTGTCGGTCGGTTCGTCCAGTTCGTAGGGGAAAAGGGCCTGAATGTTTTTGTACAGGGGACAGCGCTTGCCCTCTTTGGCGCTCTTTTCGCAGAGCATACACTCTAACTGAATCGCCCTGTCGATGAGGGATACTACGGCTTTCTGGCTCAAATACACGCAGTCCGGGTGGGCGAGGGTTCCCGCTCCGCGAATCCGAACCTCACAATAGGTGTGGTTCAGTTCTTCCCTGAGGGTCAGGAGGTTCCGGGCCGGGATGGTGGACAGGAGACAGTCCAGCACCTTCCGCATCATCGACAGGGCAAGCCTCATGTCCCGCCATCCCTCTTTGGTGGTCTGCAAGCGTTCCTTGAGGGTTTCGGAATCCAGCGCGTTCAGCGCCCCGAAAACGGTTCTCAGCGCGTCATACTCGCGCATGGTGAGCGGGTATTTCCCGTCTTCATCAGGCGCTCTCATACCCGTTTCCACTCCCCGGCAAAGAAGTGGGTGTGCAAGCCCCGTTCGGCTGCGGGGACGGTCTTGAAATCCTTTTCAAAGCGAATAGTGCGCTCCCCTTTGTAATTGACGGTGTACACGATCATGTGAAACCCGTCTACCGTGTTGGAGGGGGAGACCTCCGCCGTGTGCCAAGCGCCGTTGATAAAGGCTTTGTAGATGATCGTTTCCATCTGGTTTCCTCCTTATGCCCTCAGAGGCCATATAAGCGGCCTCTGAGGGGTACTGTTCAGCCGAGCAAACTATCAAGGTCAAGGACAGGAGCGCTCTGAGGGGCCTGTACGGGCTTTTGCGGGGCCTTATCCTTGCTCCCCATCGTCAGCGCTTCGGGAACGGGGGTTTTGTCGAAACCGTCAGCGGAACTCTTGTCCCGGTCGAGGTTGGCGAAGGTGACCGTTTTATTCGGGTCTGTCCGTGAGGGCTGGACGGTGTGGATGACCGTTGCCCGGATGTAGTGATTGATCAGGTCGGTGTGGTCGATGTCGGTCAGGGAGAAGTTGTTGAGGGCCACTTTGGCGAAGTAACTGAAAGCGTTCAGGGCCTTTTCGTTCGGTTCATCGTTGTTGTCTTTGAGGAAGAAGCGTTCCTCATGCTTGAGGCCGTCTGCGGTGACCATCTTGACCACCAGCTTACCGAACTCCTCATCGTAGGTCACGTCATAGATACGGAACACATGTTCTCCCTCAGGAATCAGGGTAAAACCGCTTGTCATTGGAATCCGGGCCATCGTGTTATTCTCCTTTCTTGTTGAGCGCCCATGTGGCGCGGTAGCTTTCGGTAGGTTTGGCGTATTTGTCGAAGAGGCCGTCCTTTTTGATTGCCGCCTCGTCCAGCTTCATGCTGACGGAACGGGTCATCTTCCAGACGTATTTGGTTCCTGTCAGGACGGCCTCTTTGTCCCCGTCCTTGAACTGGCTCTTCGCCGCCTCCTTGAAGCGGTCGGTAATCGCTTTCAGGCGGTCTTCCTTGTCCTTGATCTCTTTGGCGTGAGCGTCAATCTCATCCTTCAGGGCCTCCGCCTCCGCCATCAGGGCGGTCAGGTCTTCGGTGGGCGGGACGTGGGCGGTTCTCAGGGCTTCCAAGATTTCAGCGTCCTTCTTCTCATCGAAAGCGGGGCTGATGCCTTTGGTCACGTAGGTTGTCCACCATTCGACCGCGCTGTCGATCATCTGCTGGAAGTTCGGGTAGCGCTCCGACAGCTTGAAGGAACGGGTGAAGGTGTTCTGCGGGGTGCAGACGTATTGCTCTGGATGCTGGTAATCGCCCTTCGCGGGGTCGAGGACGGAGAAGACCATAATCACGTCATCCACCTTCAGCAGATAGGCGTACAGGGCGGCTTGCAGAGCGTAGTATTCCGGGATGTCCTCTTTCCAGTCTTCGGATTTCTTCGTGGTCTTCATCTCTAAGACCGTTGTGGGGTTGCCGTTTTTATCGACCAGCAGATAGTCCCACATGCCGCCGAACACGTCCCACTCATGGAAGAAATCGCCGTAGGTTTTGTTGAAGTAGTCCGGGCCGAATTTCTCAGTCGGGGTGACAAGGTTGTCGAACATGTACACGTCCTTCATGAACTCAGCCTGTTTGGGTTCAATGGTCTTCCCGGCGATGGTGTAGATGGTGTCCTCAAAGGGAGGCTCATAGGTCTTCGTGACCGCACACCAGATTTCAAAAGGGGTGGAATAGGGGTTCAGCCCGAAGATGGAGGCGAAGCGGGTTCCGGTCAGTTTCTTCGTCCGTTTCGGCGGCTTGACCTCGATGTGGTCATCCTTCCAGATGATGTCAGGCATTGGCGGAGGCTCCCTTCACAATCTCGTTCAGCTTGTTGGTCAGGGCCACGCAGTTTTCCGCTTTGATCGCGGTAAAGCCCTTCGTTTCCAGCGCGATTTTCATAGCGGTCTCATCCTGACCGCCCATCGCCCGGAGGGCCTTGACGGCCTGTTTCAGCGCGTTCAACTGCTCATCGGTGGCGTTGCCGTCCGGGACGGCGGCGAGTTCCTTTGTGATTTCCTGCCGTTCCTCTTGTGTGGCGGGGGCCGCTTTGGGCGCGGGTTTCTGAGCGGGAGCGGGAGCGGGGGACGGGCTTTCCTGCGTCTGGGAGACCTTGAAACCGGAGTGGGCCTCGATCTCGTCCGCCTCCACGATGTCCAGCGCAATCATGTACAGGTAGCGCCTGAGATACGTTTCCACAGAACCGAGTTTCTGGATTTCGTTCACGATCAGTCCGCCCGTATCGTTCCGCATGGGGGAATGGAATAAGATCGTCTGCTCCGGGGCCTCGCAGTTGATGACCACCATCTGGGCCATCTCGTCCGTGAAAGTGGTCTGGGTGAGCAGTTGCAGTTCCGCGAAAATGGGCAGAGCAACGGGGATGATGTCATCCAGTTCAAAATACTTGAACCCCAGCTTGTTTGCCTTGCCCGTCTTTTTGATGTTCGCTTCCAAGAAGCGGGAACGGGCGAGGAGGAGTTTCTGGTACACGTTCAGGATGACGGGGGTCTGGGTGACTTCTTCCTTCTGTTTGGCGGTCGGCATTTTTGCTTTCCTCTCCTTCTTTGGTTTTTCAGGCTCGATGCCTAAGAATTTATTGATACCGTTCATGGCTTGCTGGATGTACCATGACTTATCAATCCGGGTGATGGGGGTGTGGTTCGGGTCATCCACGGAAGTATTGTCGATGAGGCAATGTTCGGGCAGCTTTTCGATCTTCGCCTCCGAATCGTCCTCCAGTTTGACCTTGTAGATTTTGCCGTAGCGGGTGTCCGAGGTGGCGTAGACCCGGTTGACCTTCTGGACGGGCTGTCGCTCCCCGTCCACCTCATGCCAAGCCTCCCGGTATTTGGCTCCCGCTTTGGCGATCAACTGAAAGGCTTTGATGTCCTGACAGGCTTCGATGGTGTCCTTCGGGTCGGTTCCGCTGACAAAATAGGCTTTGATCGCTTCCGCTACGATGGTCGCGGTGTTGTTCACGTTGAAGGCCCCGGCAGGAGCGATACCCCGCACCAGATACCCGCCTTTGGCTTTGATGGAACCGTTTTCGGCAACCTCCACGTAGTTGTTCACGTCCTTCTGGTAAATCGCTTTAATGCAATCTTCCTCCAGTTCAAAGCCTGTCCGCTCCTGCCATTCTTCGGTGATTCCTAAGACCGTTGGATAGTCCTTCACGTCAAATTCCATCATGATGCCGTCCGTGTTCAACTGGACGATTCTGAGGGTGGGGATGTCGTGAAGGAGATGTTCAGCCAGTTCCAGCAGATAGAGTTGACCGCTGACGCAGACGGAACGGGCCATGAGGGGGTCGTAAAGGTCGTTGTACTGGTTCAGGGTCGCGCCGTAGGTGGTGTTCGCTATCAGCTTCAGGGCGTTCGCCGTAACCTTATCCCCGGATTTCTTAGCCGCCATACGGCGCTCCAGCATGTCGGAATAGATTTTCGGATCAGGAATGTTCCTGCTGGTGTATCCGTTGATCGTCATGAGGTGGGGGTAGTAGCTGCCCACGTCCTGATTGCGGATGATGCGTTTATGATCTTCAGGCTCTTTCCACATATAGTGTGGAATCGCGCCGTGAATCCCGCCGTAGGCTATGGTGACGGGGCAGTCCCCGACCATGAGTTCCAGACTGCTTTTGAACACGTCATCGTCCGGGATGCTCATGTCCTTCATCCGGGCAAAGAAGTCAAAGACTTCCTGCGGGATGTATTCTGGCTTGAGGTTGTCCGGAATCACATACTCCCGTTCGTCCTTCCAAGACTTGTCCGGGCGTTTGGCTTGCAGGAAAGCCGCCGTCAGTTTGGCGTTGGTCATGCTCATGGCCTTTTCCGGAGAGATGCCGACCATCGCGCCGATGTTGACTTTCGTTTGCAGATAGCTTTTGCGGATTTCGGTCAAATATTCGGTCGCGTCCACATCGTGCTGGCAGTAGGTGATCATTTCCGAGAGTTCCGCTTCCGTCCACGGACGGTCAAGGCCGAAATCCACGGTCGTTTCCTGAACGGACAGTCCGAAATGTCCTTCAATGGCTTTCAGGCTCAGCCCCATCTGCGTATCGTCCTTCACGTCCACGTTGTTGATGCGGAAATAGAAGTCTTTGAGGGGCGGGTAGTCCCAGCCTTGCTGATTCAGCACGATAATGTAATCATTCAGCGCTTTGATCTCCTGCGGGGTGAACCCGGCAGCGATGCCGCGCAGGATGTGGAGGTCGTAGTGCTTCGTGTTGAACCCGCAGTAGATGTCTTCCTGATTCAGAAACCGGGTCAGCGCGTCATTGTCGTTGTGGAAGATGTGGTATTCCTTCGTTTCCCGGTCTTTGAACACAAATAACCAGTCATATTGAGAAACTTCACCGTCATAGGTGAACCATTTCAAGGTTTAACGCTCCCTTCACTCATAGGATGTTTGCTCCGATTTTGTGATAATGTCTCAGCCGTTCCTTCCAAGCCTTTTGACAGAAGCGGATGTTCCGATCCACGTAATCCAAGGCGATAGGTTCCGTCTTGCCCGGATGGACACGGGCGATACGTCCGACAGACTGGATGACCACGGCTTCGTCCTTGACGGGGGTTGTCAGGTACAATCTCTCCAGACAGGGGATGTCCAAGCCCTCTTTCGCCAGCGCGTAGGTGGCGAACAGGAAGCGCTTTTTGCCGTTCCTCATGTCCTCTATCGCCTGTTCCCGGTAGGCTTTCCCCAGCTTTGAGGTCATCTTGCCCGTGACCATGACGGCGAGTTTTCGGAAATCACCGGGCAGCATATCCATCAGGGTTTGCAGATGCTCCAGCCGATGGGAGAGGATCAGGGAGGGGTGTTCAAAGCCCCCTATGATTTGCTCCACGATCATCTGATTGCGGTCGGGTTGCCGGGTCAGGTAGTTGACCAGTTGGACGTAGCTGATCATGCCGTCAGGCAGGAGATAATCGTCTGATTCGCTGGTGGGGGTGATGACCGGGCAGACCGTCACTTGCATGATCTTCCCCGCCACGGCCTCATCCGGGACGGTGTAGACCGTTGGCCCCAAGATCGCGTGGGTGGCGGCAATCAGCCCGTCCGAGCGGTGTACGGTGGCGCTCAGTCCGTATTTGTGCCGCGCCCGGAGACTGTTCAGCACCTTGTAGAACTGTGTCAGCCTTGTGGGGCTTCCGCTGACGTGATGACATTCATCCACGATGACCACATCCCACACGTCCCGGTACTGGCTCAAATCCAGCTTGCACATGGTCTGTACGGTGGCGAAGGTGATGCCTGAACCGATGTTGACCTCTCCTGCGGTGATGGTTCCCAGCAGGTCGCGGGGCATGTAGAGGGAGGCTCGTTCCATGCTCTGGGTCAGGAGGTCTGCGGTGTGGGTCAGCCACAAGGCCCTTCGGCCCCACATCTTGACCAAGGCGATGCCCATTTGGGTCTTGCCGCTCCCGGCAGCGCTTTGCAGGATTCCGTACCGGGCCTCAAACATCGCCCAGACCGCTTCATTCTGGTAGTCATAGAGGGGAACGTCCGTTCCGCCGTAGTCGATGAGTTCTGCGGGAGCAAAGGCCGTTGTAACCTCCGTATCCCTGTCTTTCAGCGCCAGAATCTCCTTCAGGATTCCGTAGGGCAGCTTCCAGACGTTTCCGTCCTTTTCGTACAGGCAAATGGTCTGCGGGGTGTTGCCCAGCCAGAGGCCCATCTGAAGCTTTTTGGTATAGTCCGGGTTGGGGAGGATCAGGTCTTTGCACCACGCTTTGACGGCGGGGGAAGGGTCGGTCACGTTGACGGTGTTGCTAATTTCGATTCGCAATTTCGACCCTCCATAACCAGTCATCCAAGGAGATTGAGTATTGCTCCCGGTCTTTCATGGTCAGGTGTCGGTATCCGTCTTTTTCCATGTGATTCACCTGACGCAGACTGAGCATCGTGATTTCCTTATCGGGCCAGCCGAGGAGGAACCATCCTGTTTCCTCCGCTCTGCCCTCAAAGGCGCTCATGCTGGTTCGCTGGTTCGGTTCAATCCGGGAGAAGCGGAAAGCGCTGCTCCCCTCGCTGATCAGCTTGCAGTCGATCAGGGCGTGATAGATGCCCTTGCAGACAATCAGGTCGGCGGGTTGTCCGGTCGCGCCCTGTCGGAGCATGTGTACCCAAAAGCCTTGTGTCTTGAGATACTTTGCAATCACCCATTCAAAGGTGTTGCCGTTCTTGCGGTTGAAGTTGCTCATGAGAGGCCCCCTCCTTGACAGGCCGCGCTTCTACAGAGGTGATGTCCTGCCACACATGTACCTGAGACAGATGTTGGCTCATCTCATGCCATGTGGGATAGGTGTCGATGACGATTGTGCCGTTGGAAAAGGTGATCTTCGCTTCAATAGCCACAGCGTTGTACCTCGCTGTTCCAGAAATCCATGACGGTTTGGGCGGTCTGCGGGTATTTCCGCAGACGGCGGAGTTTAGCGGCGTAGAAGCGCCTTACGTCCGCCTTGTCTTCGGGCTGCGCTCTGCGAACCGACATCTCCTGTTCCGCCCGGATGTGCTGTTCCTCCTCCGCCATGTGCTTGAGGGTTTCGTCCTTCAGGGTGGGCATGAGGGATTTCAGGGTGTCGATAGTTTCCTTGTTCTTCCAGCTAAACTGAAGCGCCCATTTGAGAATCTTCTTCGTGGAGTTCGGTTCCGCGCTATAGAACCAGCCGGGAAATTCCAGCCGATAGACGGTTGTGTCGAAGCATTTGATGGTGAGGATCATTTCTTATCTCCTAAAGGTTTTACGGTGCTTCGCCTAACAACTTCATGTTTTACCCGACCATGACCTTGTTCATCTCTATAATAAGTTGTTTTTACTCTTTCTCTGTATGCTCCTGTAGCTTCCCAATACTGATGAGTGTTGGAGTATTCTGTGTTATCTTCTCCAACGGAAATTGTCATGGGTGTGCGTCTTCTGGATTGACCTGACCCCGCCCACTCATCACCCCACGCTGCCGATTGTGAAGCATCTCCGTAATAAGCACCGATGATGCCGCTTTTAGGGTAATTTTTCCCATTCAAATCTTTAACATCAATAAAATTTCCATTGGCGTAAGCGATGTATCCAGCCATGTCATCATCCGTCCAATACCCGTCATCATCACGCCAAGAATCTATAAACTCCAAAACCATTTTCTTTGTGGCTTTTTCCATGCGTTCTTCTTCGATGAACCGAGTTCTATCCTCCATCCAAGACCCGTTTCCTAAGTCTTTAATACGCATTTCCTCTCCCCACTCATCGTAGGGTACATCCATAGCTCCTCCTCCCTTACCTCCACTCCCAGCCCCTCTGCCGCCAAACAGTTGCAAATCCATTTGCATCAATCATTACCTCCTTTTTCAAATCTCTTCTGGAATGGTTTTATCGGCATGATATTTCCTTTGCACCCCTTCGGGATGTCTCCGTAAAACAGGATCGTTTCGGGGTGAAGCCTCTCCAGCATCGCGTCATATCCCATCTGGAACAGCCGTTTGCTTTCCGTGTGCTTCTGTGTCCCGACCGAACTGACCGCCACGGTTGAATGTTCCGGTTCTCCATCAAAGCACCATTCGTAGGAAGCCCGGTCGCTCCATGAGATGGTGGGGTAAACCTTTAATCCCTGATTCTGCATATAAGCGCCCACGAAATGCTTCCGGAAATGATTCCATATCTGAGCCGCGACAGGCCAATCGGTAAACATGCTGAAATCGGGGGTAAGGATCGCGTTGAAGCGTCCGAAAATCTCAGCGTATTTTTGCCAGTAATGCCACACCCGTTCAAAGCGGTAATCGTCAATGAAGAAGTGCAACCCGCAGTCAAAGCTTTTCGCGGTCGAGGCGCTGCTCATCGGAATCCACTCAGTAGGCTCATAGGTTTCGGGCCAGATGATGGGAATTTGGTATTTCCCTTCCGAGGGAAAGATGTTTTCTCCGAGGTTGTTGTCAAACCGCTGTCGTGCGTAGTCTCTCATGACAGCCTCACGAATCCGTTCTCGTCCATCTCCCCGACCTTGACCTGATTGCGCTGGTTGATGGGGTTGGTGGGGTCGTAACCGAGTTCCTGCGGGACGGGAGCCTCAAAGCGCCGGGTGTGCTTGTAGGTGTGCCGGGGGATCAGGACACCGACACAGACCCCCAGCACGACACAGGCCAGACAGAGAAGCGCCAGTTCGTAATCGAAAAATGTCATCATCATGCCCTCCCGTACCTCATCATCAACCGCTCTTCGCGGGTCAAACGGTAGTTTTTGAAATGGCAACCCGCGATATAGCGGAGTTTCGCGGTCTTGTGGGAACGAGCGACATGCTTCTTTTTGCTTGCCATGATTTAACCTTCTTTCTTTTCGTGTGTGATAACAGGCGTTCCGTGGGTCATCCAGTAAAGGAATCCCAGCCGGGGGATTCTGACACGGGTTCCGATCAGGCTAACCGGGAATCCAAGCTTAGACGGGTCTGTCTGTGCTTGAACGTTGATGGAGTAGGGCATACATCCGATCAGGTCAGCCACGTCCTTAGGGGACAGGAAATCTTTGGTGGAGGATTGGAGTTCCTGAAGGGTCATAGCTTAACACCTTCACTTTACAAATTTAACACTTAGGGCAAAAATAATTGATCCACGGTGACGTTCAAAGCGTCAGCCAGAGCGGTGAGCGTTTTATAAGTGACGTTATATCCCGGTTCGTTTTCGATAGAAACGATGGTTTGCCGGGACACACCGCTTTTTACCGCAAGTTCCTCTTGTGTCAGGCGCTTTTCGATCCTGATTTCTTTCAGGTTTATGGTCATGTCATCCCTTCTTTCGGTTTTCCGTGTATCGTGGCCACGATCTCTGACGGATTGATTGTATAATAGCACCACATTACAAATATGTCAAGTATATTTTACATAAAAGTAAAATAAATTTTTCATTCTGTTCTTGTAATTCAAAAATATCCTATGTATAATATATTTGTCAAATCTGTATAGGAGGTGAGAATATGACGTTAGGCGATTTAATATATCAATATCGGGTGGATCATCACATCTCGCAACGAGCGTTCGCGCAGAAATGCAACGTGAGCAACGTGTACATTTCCATGCTGGAAAAGAATATGAATCCGTCCACGGGAAAACCCATCATCCCCAGCATTGTACAGGTAAAAGCCATCGCAGAGGCGATGGGTTACACCCTTGACGAAATTATGCGGATTGTGGATGACGATACGGTGGTATCTCTGGGGGACGAAATCAGTAGAATATCAGCCATGAAACCTAAAATGGTTCCTCTCATCGGTGAGGTAGCTGCCGGGGAGCCGATCCTCGCTGACCAGCAATACGGTATCTACATCAACTCACCCTCTGATGCGGATTTCGCCCTGACCATCAAAGGAGACAGCATGATCCCGACCTATCTGGAAGGGGATGTGGTCTATATCCACCAGCAGCCTGATTTGGATTATGAGGGTCAGGTCGCTGTCGTATTGCTGGACGATTCCGCCACGGTAAAGCACGTTTACAAACAAGAAAACGGCTTACTGCTGGTCAGCGACAACCCAGCCTACAAGCCGATGTTCAAACCCTATGAAGACTATAACACGATGCGAATTTTGGGGAAAATCTGCGGCTATACCCGGATGTACAAGGAGGATTGATCAAAATGGCAATCAATTTTCAAAAAGCGGGTCTTATCCGCCTGAAAAGCGCTCCCTTGCAGGAAGCGAAAATCATGCTGGCGGGGTTCCTGATTGATGGGGAAGAGGTCATCGGTTCCTTCCAGACCGTCCGTGACAGGGTGGTATTCACCGACAAGCGGATTATCACCATTGACGTACAGGGCTTGACGGGAAAGCGAAAATCCTACGCCTCGCTGCCCTATTCAAAAATCCAGTATTTCAGCGTCCAAACTCCCGGTTTGGATGAGTTCTTCCCCGATTCAGAACTTTATATGATGTTCGCAAACGGTTTTACCGCCACATTCAATTTTAGTGACCATGTTGACATGGGTTTGATCTCCCGGACAATCGCGGAACATACGCTGGAGTGATTGAGATGACCAAACGTCCGAACGGTACAGGATACGTCTACAAGCGCGGGGACACATGGACGGCCCGTGTGGTGGATCATTACGTTCCCGCCGAAAACAAGTCCGGTCACAATCCTGTATACAAAACCAAGGGCGGGTTTGTCAAAAAGAAAGACGCGATTAACTACCTCACAAAGCTGCTGGAGGAAAAGCGCCGAGACCATCCGCCGAAACCCTTTATCGACAATTTCAAGGCATGGAAAACCTCCTATGAATCCCGTATCGAGCAAAGCACCATGTCCGGTTATTCATCGGCTTTCAACCATTTCGCCCCGCTTCACTACGTCAAAATCGACCATATCAGCACTACAGACCTTCAAGCCTGTATAGACGAATGTCCCCGTGGAAAGCGCACCAAGCAGCTTATGAGCGTGATAGCGGGGCTGGTCTTCAAATACGCAATAGCAGATAACCAGATCGACAAAAACAGCGCGGACAACCTCTACACCGGGGATGACGCGACAACGCACTATGAACCTCTCACCGAGGAAGAACTGACCAAGATTGAGACCTCAGGCAAGGAACCGTATTCTGAGTACATCGTTGCCCTCTGCTACATGGGCCATAGGCCGACCGAGTTTTTCAGCTTCAAGAAGTCAGACTTCGTACAGGATAAAGAAAAAGACCTGTGCTATATCACAGGCGGCATCAAAACCGAAGCTGGGAAAAACAGGGTGGTGACGATTCCTGCACACGTAATTCCCATCATCCAGAAGCGCCTCGCCGTGGACGGAACCGATCTCCTCTTCCCTCGTTATAACTACAACCGCAAAGGGGAGTTCACCGGATTCGGCCTCATGCCGACCGAGTATTTCAACAAGCACATATTCAAACCCTTAACCGAGAGTTTGGGGATCACAGGCAAGGTTCCGTACTCCGCCCGTCACACCTATTCCAACAAGATCAAAAAGGTCACCGGAGCCGACAAGGACAAAGCTTCCCTCATGGGTCACGCCGATTATGAAACCACCAAAAAGCATTATCAGTCCTCAAATTTGTCCGATCTAAAAGAAATTACAGACCAAATAAAATGAAATCCGGTTAATAACACGTTAATAACAAAATCTCTGAAAACGCCGTCACAGAGGCATATTTGGCTTGACTACGAATCAAAAGGCCGAGGGTTCGAGTCCCCCAGGGCGCGCCAACGAAAACACCTGTGAAAACAGGTGTTTTTGCTTATTTTGAAAGCCCCGCGTAAAGGCCAAAAATATGGAAAAATATGGAAAAATATGCTGCGGTTAATAACACGGTTAATAACATGGGTTAATAACAAATGTTCCTCAAAGATTAAATAATTAATACGGATTTCCCAACAGGAAAAGATGACCAAAAATAAGTAATTCCCGGCATTTCTGCCGGGAAGATTTTTTATTCTTCGGGAGGTTTTTCTTCGGGTTGATGGACGATGAGAGCGGTGTCTCCGCTTTCACGGGCAGCGTCCACAAGGCCCTCCGAAATTGAATAAGCGACCACGGAGCCGAGGGCGAGGATGAGACTGGTGATGCACTCTGCATCCGTTGTAGGGTGCTGAAAAAACGACACAATGCCCGTGATGAGACCAGCCAGAGCCAGCCAGAATTTCCGGGAAGTCAGCTTTCGTACCCAATCCTGTTTCGTCATAGTGATTCTCCTTTCTACACGTCAATGTCACAAGTGTCAGCGCAGAAATTGAACTGCGTTACCACGGCGTTGTGCTGCTTTTCGTACACGTCCACATACATTTCGTCTTTTTCCCAGTTGTATGTGACTTCATAGAGGCGGTCGTTATCGCCGTTGTCGATGAGGACGGCCTTTTTGAAAGCCAGCACATGGCTCATCCAGACCACGGAGATGTCTTCGATGAGAAAATCTTCGTGGTACTTTTTCGCCACCAAATCAATCACAGCGTTTTTAGCGGCTACCTCAAACAGATACGATGTCATTTTCATAGGGTTTCACTTTCTGTAGTCTTCAATCACGGTAATGTCGTAATCAATCGCGCATTGGTTCTCGATACGACAGCCACGGGCTTCCTCCCAGCCTTGCATGAACACGGCAACGTCAGCGTCAGCCAGCAGTTCCAGAGACTTAGACAGGAATTTGAGGGCAACGTAGCTCGTGGAGGGCTGATAATCCCGGAAGAAAGAATCAAGCACCTCAATCTCTTCCTCAGGATAATGCTCTTTGACCAGCGCGACAGCCTGTTCCCGGACGGCTAAGATTTCCTCATCAGTCTTTCCCCGCATGGGCTGGGATATGAATACCTTCATGTTCTTACCTCTCAATCAGATAGTTCGTCAGGTCGATTTGTGCGTCTTTGAGTTTGTCGATGGAGTTCCCATTGATTTCATGGCTGAGTAGAGCCAATATGCCGCGACAGAGAGTTCGCTGACCCTCTTCAAGAGTGTCAAGTCTTTTCTTGTCTCTGTCCAGCTTCGCGTCTGTTTCCGCTTGCCATAGCCTGAGTTCTTCGTTCGGCCTCCGGGCGGCTTTGATCTTGTCGGCAAGGTTCCAGAGGGCTATCACAAAGGCCACAATCGCGGCGGCAACCCAGAGGAAGGTAATCAGGGCTTCGGGTGTCAGCTTATCCAACGGTATCACCTCTTTCAAATACGTCTTTCAGCCTTAGAAACAACTGAAGCGCGGTTTCATGATCCAGCGTCAATATCACGGGGCTAAAAGGGTCTGTAGTGGGGGTTTCATCTCCCACAGGGGAATTGTAGGGGTCAGGCTCAGAAACGCTCTGAGGGGCCTCTACGGGGCTTACAGAGGGTGTCGCTGACCGGGCGGCGAGAATCATCTGCGTCCGTTCCCCGGCGATGCCGTCCGGGGTCAGGCCCTCCGCCTGTTGAAAGCGCTTGACGGCGGCTTCGGTGTTCGCGCCGTAGATGCCGTCCGCCGTCCCGGCGTTATAGCCGAGGCGGTTGAGCATTTCCTGAAGCGCCCGGACGGCTTCGCTCCGGATGCCTTTCCTGAGTGTCATGACAATCTCCTTCCCCAAGGCTTTCGCCACGTCCTGACGCAATCTGTCCATTGTGTACGGCTCCCAAGAAGTCCCCTTCTTGCCCCACCAATGGTTCACATCGGCGTGGTTAGAAGCGTAACCCTCCCGGCACAACTCACAATGGCATTTGATCTCAGACGAGGCGATGCCGTAATCCTTGCACAGTTCCGTACACAGGTAGAGGACACAGCCGTACAGGTAAGCTGCCGTTTCGGGGGTGTCCTCCGCCGTCAGCGGTTCGCAGATTTCAAAGCCCACACACCAGTTGTTGGCATTGCCGTTCTTTCCGGAACCGGACAGCCAAGGGCGAACATCCCAGTCGAGGGTCTGCATGATTCCCTTCGTGTCGATAAAGGCGTTCGCGCACTTTTTGAGGCCGGGGGTATCCCACCTCCGCCAGCGGTCGCGGGTGGTTCCCTTGCAGCCTACGGAGTGTACCTGTATTCCGGTGGGAGTACGGCGCTTGTTGGCTTTGTAACAATCGTTTTTCGTCATGAAAAACTGTTCTATCGGGTATTTTTCAGATGGGGTCATCACCCATCACCCCCTTTATGGGACGGGGCATGAGCGAACACCCATGCCCCGTGAAACGGTGCTTACTCTTCAGGCGCTTCGGGCCATTCGATGTTGAAGGGGAAACCCTCCTGCTCCGTCAGGTCGCGGAGCGCCTTGCGGTAGAGCGCCCAGTTGTTGGTGACGGCCCCGGCGAGGTCTTTGAGCCAGCCCAGCCAAGCGGTGAAGGAAGTCCCGTTGGGGGCTTCGGGCAGGAGGCGGTCAAAGGAAAACTCTGCGTCAGACTTTTCCAACAGACGGTTGCGAATTAAACGGGCGTAGGTCGCGGCGGCTTCCTCATCATGGGCTTCGACAGCCTGATTGTAAGCGGCCTTGACCACATCGTCCATTTCGGCGCGAAGCTGGTTCGTCACAGCCTCAATCCGCGCCACACGGAGTTCCAGATTCGTCTTAGACATATTCCATCCTCCTTCCGTTACACGATGGTAAACATGACTTCATACCCAACGAGGGTTCGCCCGTTGTTCCCGCTCATCGTGCCGTCTGCGCGGCGGAAACGAACAGAATGAGAAGTAGACGGGTTCGGAGTACGCAGACAAGCGGTTCCGGGAACACCCGCAGAGGTGTAGGCAATCCGGTCTGCATCCGTAGCTCCCTCATAGTAGGGGAGCAGGACGCTCTTGTCGGCGCTGGTGGTTTTTTCGCCGTACACTTCGTTCTGGGAGGGAAGGTAGAACCGATCCTTCAGAACGTAGCTGGTGTTCGCCACGACAGCGGAATCCGGGGATTCATACTGAGAGGAAGCGACACAGGGGAGATTGACGGCCCCGACCACCGCGAGGAAATCAGCGCCCAGCCCAGCTACGAAACCCGCCTCACTATTCGCCCAAGAGGGGGGACGGTCGAATTTGGTCTGGGGTGTCCACACCTCCCCGGCAGCGGCGGAACTGTTCAAAAGCTGGCGAAGGGCGGATTCTTTATAGTTGTTGGAGCCTTGCGCGGTTCGAGGAGCGGAGTTCAGGGTGTTGCCGAAATCGCCAAGGTTCGTACCGCCGTCCCCCTCTGTGATGTCCACGGTCTCAATCGGGGTGGTGGAAGAGGGGGAGGCGTAAGACACCACCTTCAGTTCGGGGAAATTCTTGTCGGCGGAATAGCGGTCAAAGCAAAGCTGACCGCCCTTAGGCACAGGGCTGGTGAGGGTGAACTGATAAGTACCCGCCAGCCAAGAGGAGTAATTCGCGGACAGGGAGAAGTGATAGGTTCCTGCGGGAAGGAGTTCGTCTGTCGCGTAAAAGGCTTCGGGCGCGTCAAATTGAATGGTGGGGAACAGCACCTTCGTCTTACAGGTCATGGTGTGGGCGTTCTGGTCATGGATGGATTTCAGGTAATCGTAGGCCACGACCTCGCACACCAGATTGCCGTAGACGGAGTGGGGGACGGTGAACTGAGAGCCGACCGTGAAGATGTTCGGGGCGATACCCGCCCGGACGGCCCTCTGCATCCCTTCAAAGGTGTCAAAGTCCCCGCCCACGGCGATAGCGGAGGCGATGCTTGCCAGATGGGCGTTCATGAGGTCAAACTGTTCGGAATTGGGAAAATAGGTGGTTGCCATATCAGTCATCCTCCTTGATGTAGAGTTTGCCGTTGTTCACCCCAAGGGTGTACACGGCTCCGGTGGTATCGTCCACCATCACAGGAGCGGAACTGCCCTGAAACCAGAGCGTCCCACGGGACAGGAGACAATGCACCATCGCGCCAGCCTTGAAATACCCCGTTTCAAGGGGTTTTCCGCTGATGGTCTGAACAGGGCAGTCAGTACCGTTCAGCGTGAAGGTGTCTCCCTTGACATAAGGGGCGGTAGCGCGGAACTTGATGTTCTCCGTGTCCACGTTCGGGGTGGTCAGGGCATGGACGGTTCCGGATTTGGCGTGGTCGGCTTCCAGCAGACAGGCGGCGTTCACATCTGCGGCATGGAACTCCGATCCTACCTGTTCATACTCCGTCACGTCCAGAATCCGGGAGGTTTTGCCGTTGGGGATGTCCACGATCTCATACACTCTGCCCGTGGACGGGGCGATTTCATCCTGATACTTTTTGGATGCCATTTGGTTTCCTCCTTTCTACGGGAGATGGAAACGGGTCATTGCACAGGGGCTTTATATTTCATGCACAGGGTTACGGATTTAGTGTCCTTGCGGATGAAGAAGAGGTCGGTATAGCCGTCATAATCATCAGAGGGAGCGCCTCCGGTGTCGTAGGTGTCCGTCATGTGACAGGTTTTCTCCGTGTCCGAGAACAGGGTAGCCGCCTCCAAGACCGAGCCGATCCCCCGGACGGTGATCCACAAATCCCCCTCAAGGGCCGCACAGGAATCCAGCGTGTATTCAGACCCGTCATTCAGCCTGAGAATCCTCATGCTTCTCACCTTCCTTTTCCTTCGTCACGGCTTCCTGCATAGCGTCAATGACTTTGTTAATCAACTGAATGGAGCCGAGCAGATAATTGAGGTTCTGCTCCCCGGACACGGTGACATTGTTGAGGGTGTTCTTAGCGGTGACAAGAGCGGTGATGATGTCCATGATTGATTCTCCTTTCATTGTTTAACACATCGCATAGCCATTTGATAACCGTTATCGAAAACGACATAGACCGTTTTTCCGTCAAGCCGTTCGTCCTCACATTCTACGGAGCGTATCGTATCACGGGTACTATCATACTGTGTATACTTATAATCACAGTCTTCCCAGCTTCCTGCCAAAACAAACTCATCATGTATACCCGTGCCATTTGTGTAATAAACCCACACCAATGCGAAATCCACAACACTACTGCTTCCAGACCCGGTATAATAAACACCTGAAACGTGTGTTTCTTTGAAATACCACCCTGTTTTCCAACCTGTGTCTGAACCGTACTTAGTGGGGGAGGTTTGTGAATCTTTGACATAAGTTTTAGACATGTAGCCCGAATAGCTTCCGTAAGTAACAGCATAGAAACTGCCGCTTTCTCCGGTGACTTCAACGGGTGTTCTGGGATACAGACTGCCGATAACGGAACCGCTGCTGCTGGCAGTTTTACGCATATAAACGGTTCCCCCGTTGCTGGCATACACGTATTTGGTTCCAGTGACAGGGGGTTTCGCGTCATCCTTCCCCTTCTGGTACACATCGCTCACATCAACCGATTGGGTCACGGTTTTTACTACAGTCCCGCTCCCGTTGTTGTCCGCCAGCTTGATTGAAAAGTTTTTGGTTGTAATAGCCGAACCGCCGTCCAGTCCCGCCTGATAGATCGAAGAAACGTCCACGTTGTCAATGGTCTTAGGCGTTTTCCCGTTGTCCAGCGTGATCGTCAGGCTGGCGCTGGCGGTTCTCGCGGATGCGTTCGCGGTGATGTTGGAGAGGGTTGCGCTGCTTACGTTGACGCTCTGCTGACCGTGGGAGTAAGCGGTGTTTGTGCGTCTTGCCATGACATTTGTGCCGTATGTGGGGGAAGAGGTCGCGCTGTCGGATTTTACATAGACATAATCATCAGTCACTTGCAGATAGAACGTTCCTGACAACTGTGTCGAAATGGAACCGTCATATATCCTGAATGTTGGATTTGCGGGAACGTTTGCGCTCGACCAATCCACAGAGGGTGTGACCTTCAAGGAAACGCTTGCACCGTCCCCTGTTCCCTCAGAAGGAGTGAAATTTATTTTACCGTTCGTCCAAGAGCCTTTATCCACATTCACGTTCACGACCCCGCCGCCTCCGGCAGAATAACCCTCTTCGTACACGCTCTCTGTGCTGATACGTCCGATGATTTTCGTGCCGATTTTAAGGTTCACACAATGGTTTGTCGTGTCTGCGTCAATGTTATAGGTGGTTTTCTCCAAGACCACTTGCTGGCTGATAAGGTTTGTCCCGGCAGCGTTTTTGGCAAAGAGCGTGGGGTTCACCTTGACTGTGCCGTATGCGGTGGAAATTGCGGTGCAGTCTATTGCTGTTGGGGTTGCTGCCGCTATCCCATCCTTATAGGTTTGGGTAGCGGCTATACTAAAATTTGTTACGTGATCTGTCGTATCACTTGTCGCAACGGTGTCGGTCAGGGTGAGGATGATTTTCCCAGCGTTATTTCCTGTCCCTTCGGTCGCTACGATTTTGTGGTAATGACGCAAGTCTAATGTGCCTGTAGTACCAAAGCCCATACAGGTGAAATTTTCAACAGCGCTTGAACCAATAATTTGAAATACTTTTTGAGTGAGGTTTGTGTCCTCTTCGTTCTCACCATTCACTATAGCAAATGTGGTAGCACGAACGGTGGTTCCAGTTACCGTTGTTCCGGTTATCGTACCCGTTACTGATATATTACCCGAATAACTTTCACCAGAAACAAGTTTCTCAAACTTCGCATCAACAGCGCTGATCGAATTGGCAATAACCTCCCCGTTGAGATAAATCTTAGCTGCGTCAATGTATTTCCCTTTTGTCTTATCAGCATTGATTTTGTCCATCACCTTGACGGCGGTTACTTTAACGTTGCCGTTCGTGTCAACCTCGATACAACTTCCTGTATCGGTACTCATTTTAATGGCGTTGCCATAAATCTTGACTGTACCCGTTCTTTGGTTGTTGATCGCCTCGATAATGGCAACTCCTTCAGCGCTCACATCAACCCTTGCACCGCTGATTTTATTGCCGTTCTTGTCGTTGATCGCGCTGATCAACGCCGCCTGATTATGGGTGAGTTTCAGGTTTGAAAAGATTTTCGCGGCGGATGTTTCATCGTAGACCAGCTTACCGTCTTTATCCACAACGGGTTTCCCGTCAGCATCCAGCTTCACCCCGATGGCTTCCGCCACCAAGCACATCTCCGTATCGGTTTTGGTAAACTCCGTGTGGAACTGGGAAACGTCCTTTTCCAGCTTCGATTGTCCGTAGGCCGAGCGTCCGGAACTAAAGCTGGTCTGAGCCTGTTTCTTCTGGAGCGGGGGAATCGCGGAGCGCTGCTCATTTCCGGTGCTTTCCAGAGAGACCATTGCGGAACCTGTCCAAGAGATAACCTGATTATAAATAGGAAGCAATTTTTCATCGCTCCCGGACAGGATTTTCACGATGTCACCCGGCTCCAAGGTGATGTCATCGAAGAGTTCCACAGCGCCGGGGTGAAAGGCCGGGGCCAGCTTCAGACGGTCAAAAATGTCACTTTGTGCGCTCATGCTTGCTCACCCCTTTCAAGCGCTGGAGGATGGAGTAGGTGTATCATCAATTCTCAGGAAGGGATTGTCCTGTATCATATAACCCTGTGTACCGGAACCCAGAGTGCTTTCCGCTGTGCTGTCTGCGTTCCGGGTGTGGAGTTTGGAGATAGTTCCCGCTTCGTACCAAGCGGATTCATACTGGGTGTAGGCGGATTCATCATAGGATTTGTCCACCTGATTCAGCCACACCAGTTCCAGCTTTCCCGCCCGGTTGAAACGAGCGTTGGCACAGGCGATTTCCGCTATCCAAGAAAGCACCTCCCGCATGGTCTTGTCCCCGTCTGTGGAGGGGTCTGTGGAAAGGGTCAGGGTGGAATTGATGAAGGTATCCGCTGTCGTTTCCACCCCGACAAATTCACACATCGCGTCCAGCAGGTCTTTCGCCGTGACGGGATAGGAGATGCCCAGCGCGGTCGCGGAGGGCATGTCCTGTTCAAACAGGGTCATCAGGTCGTTGGCGGTAATGGCGATTTCCACCTTGTCCACGATGGAGGGTTTCAGGGCAATGAAGGTTCCCATCGGAATGATCGCGTAGGTTTCCACCTTCCCATTACCGCTGACCGTCATGGTTTCCCCGTTGATCGTTATTACAGGACGGCTGCTGTCCCCTCCGCCGATTGTCACGGAAACGGTTTCAGAGGCGTTGCCCACAGCGGAACCGTTCCGAGGCTTCACATAAAAGATGTGTGTTCCATCCTCAAGCGCTTTGGTGGTATAGGTGGTTATGTCCGCGCCTGTGACAGTCCCCACCACCTTGTACCCGGACGCAAGCTGCTCATAAATGGCGTATCCTGTGCATAGGTCGTTCCCTGTCCAGCTAATGACCGCTTTCGTCCCGTCTGCGGAAAGCACGGCTTTTACGTTGGTCGGGGCCGTCCGCCAGTCATTGGAAGTCTGGGTGGTTTCCGGGGTGGGTGTCGTGGAACTGTTTGTGGTTATGGTTGTGCCTGTCAGCACCCCCAGATAAGCGGTGAACTGACCGTAGGTGAAATTGTTGTAATACCCGTCATCGTTGAGCAAGGTGAAGGATATTTCAGAGGAAGGGCAAAGCCCGATTGCCAAGTCTGTCTCTGAGCAGAAGATTTCGTTGAAGCTTACCCCAGCCTCGATGTCGATGTCCTCATTGCTGACGATTGTACCGTTGGTAAACCGAAACGCCATTCTCTGGGGAGCGCCGTTGGCGTAGGCCGTCCGGAAAGCTTCAGAAGGTGTAATCATATCCCGGCCCCCTTAATACTCAATGATGGAAAAACTGAGTGTGCCTATCGGAGTTTTACCGGGAATTTTGCTTACCACCTCCCAATTCCGATCACCCGTGTAGGCTGTCATCGTGCGGGTAGCGCCTACGGCGGGGTCGAAATAGGTAAACTGGAAAGCGTCTGCGGAAATCAGGCTGCATATGTTCTGCATGGTCTCCCAAGGAACGTTGGTGTACTCAAATTTGAGGGGGTGTTTGGTCGCTACCCGCTTGCGGTGGAGCAAGCCGTTCGCGTCACGCTTACCCATCGTATCAAGGTCGCTGACCGCGCCTGTGAACTTGTTCGGGTCGGGGATTCTGGTTCCGTTGACCAGAAACCCCATACTGTAGGATTGCACACCTTACACCCCCTCTGTGACTAATCTCATTTCTTCTGAGCGCTTAACCGTCCGCGCCAGCGCGGTAGACGGCTCAAGGCTGAATTTCTTGTTGCTGATTCTCTGCGCGACCGCCATGATCTCCCGCAGGATTTCGTTGGTCTCAGCGTTCGCGTCCCGGACACCTTCGGCAATGCCCCGGTCAATCTGCTCGTTATTCGCAACCGCCGTCCTGCCGCCGATCTCGCCGACCAGTTCGACCCCACGCTCACGGGCCAAGAACAACTGGCCCATGTCGGGGAAACCACCCTCTGCGTAAGCTGCGATGTTCTTTTTGCGGCCTCCGCCGATGCGGCCCACATGTTCGGGTTGAGCGCCGATGCGGGGGATGGTCGGGATGCCCTGAATACCGATTGTAAAGGTTGGCAAGGTCACGGCTGGCACACTCCAACCGTTAAAATGCTGCCCAAGCACATCAAACGGGGGAATAAGCTCAAAACCATCCCAAAGTTTCCATCCGCCTAACGTAACATTGAACTTGTTGAGTTGGTTGATCAACCAGTTAATCCCGTCAATGATGCCGTTTACAATGTTGGTGAAGAAACTGGATACTCCACCCCATGCCGTTTCAACCGCCGTTGCGGCTGCGCTGAAAGCGCTTTCGATGGGTTCTGTGATTTTGGTCTTGATCTCTTCCACCTTACCTAAGAAACCACCCTCACCCCAGAGGTTATTCCACCACGTCAGGATGTTGTTTTCCTCATCCCCTTTGATGGTTCCCCAGAGAGCGGTGAAGAATCCGCCGATACCAGATATAATGCTTTCCGCATTGGCGGCAGCGACAGCGATTTGACCTTCTTCACCCCACAGGCTTTCCCACCAAGCGATAGCCGCCGTTCCGACCTCTGTATCCTTGAAGTTCCCCCACAGGTCGCTGAACCATGTGGCAACAGGCTGAATGACGGCAGCGTCCACTCCGCTGATTGCACTCTGGAAGAACCCATTCTCACCCCATAAGCCGTTCCACCATGTCGTAGCGGTTGTAACAAGTGGCCCTTCCTTGAAGTTGTCCCACACATCGGTAAACCATTTGCCGATGGGCTGGATGACGGCAGCGTCCACTCCGCTGATTGCACTCTGGAAGAACCCATTCTCACCCCATAAGCCGTTCCACCATTCGATAGCGGCCTTGCCTGTTTCGGTTTCCTTGAAGTTGTCCCAGATGTCCGTGAAGAACTGACTGACGGGCTTTACCACCGCATCATTGATGGTGCTGAGACCCGCGCCGAGGACACCTTCCTCCGCCCACAGGTTGTTCCACCAAGCAATCGCGGTCTGCACAACGGGAGTATCCTTGAAATCGTCCCAAATCCCGGTGATGTAACCGCTGATTTTGTCCGTGATGTTGGTCGCTACGTTGGAGATGTTTTCGGCAAAACCCTTGTCCTTGTCCCACAGGCCCTTGAACCAGTTGATCGCGTTGGTCACGTTGTCGGTGTCCGAAAACGTCCCCCACAGGTCGCTGAAGAATCCGCCGATCTTTTCCGTAATGTTGGTGGCAACGTTCGCTACGTTTTCGGCGAAGCCTTTGTTTTCGTCCCACAGGCCATTGAACCAAGCGACAGCGCCTTTGACAGTCTCAGTCTCCGTGAACGTCCCCCACAGGTCGGTAAAGAACCCGCCGATCTTGTCCGTGATGTTGGTTGCGACATTGGCAACATTCTCAGCGAAACCCTTGTTGGGATCCCAGAGACCCTTGAACCAAGCGATAGCGTTTTTCACGCTCTCCTTTTCGGTGAAGGTTCCCCAGAGGCGGGTGAAGTATCCGCCGATCTTGTTGGTGATGTTGGTCGCTACGTTTTTGACGTTTTCCGCAAAGCCTTTACCATTGTCCCACAGGCCATTGAACCAAGCGATAGCGCTCTGAACTGCCGGGGTATCCACAAAGGAACCCCACAGATCGCTGAAGAACCCCTTGATGGGCTGGATGATGTTAGTGTCGATCCACGACACGACCGGGTAAATGGTCTGCTCCCACAGATCGCTAAACCATTTCCCGATTGTGCTGTTCTTGATGGATGCCCAGAGGGTTTTGAAGTAGGTTTTGACGGGTAAAATGACGTTCCTGTAAAGCCACGATTTGGCGTTGTTGAAAGCCGGGACAACCGTTTCATTCCACCAGCTTGTAAGCATCTGCCAGCCGAGTTCAAAGGTAGCTTTGATCTCGTCCCACTTCTGCACGATCCACGCCACAGCGACAATGACACCCGCGATGAGGAGGGGAATCCACCCGCCCGTCAGGAAGCTGATAGCTGCCCCGACCAGCAGGAGGCCGATAGACAACTGCGTCAACGATGTATCCGCCATCTGGCCCGTTTCGGCTAATTCTTTCAGGGAGTTGATCATCATAGCAACCCCGCCGATGAGCAGACCGACCGCCAGCCCGGTAAAGCCAAAGGCGATGCCCAAGCCCAGCGCGAGAATCGCCGTGTCCCGCATCAGGGTTTGCATGTTTTCCAGCGTGACCCCGTTTTCCCATTGATCCTTGAAAGCGCCGTAAGCGTCTTTTATGGCGTACACGGCAAGTCCAATGCCCAGCGTCAGGCGGAGGGTCTTAAAAAGCCCCATACCAAACCCCTTGCCGAGATTCCACATCATGAACCCGGCAGCGACACCGATTGCAGCGTCCTTCAGGATGTCCAGATGAGAGATAATCCAGTCCAGAGTGGGTTTCCACTTTGCCAAAATCTCATCCGCTTTAGAACCCGTCAGACCACCCAAGAAGTCATATTCGGGAAGGTCGAAGTCGAAGCCCTTCCCGCCCAAGAGGTCATCCGCATCCTTGCTGGAATTGCTGGAGCCGCCTCCGCTTTCCTGCGCGATGATGTTCAGTTCATCGAAATGGGCCAGCGTTTCGGTCAGCTTTTTGGCGCTCTTGTTACTCTTTGTCAGGTTATCGTCCATCTGAGCCACAGCGTCAGAGGCGCTGGACACACTTGAGTAATCCACTTCGGGCATTTTGAACCCGACCAGCCCCGCAATCGCCTCCGCTACCGTCCGGACGGCTTTCGCAAAAGCAATCAGATAGGGGAGAATCTGGTTCAGGATGGGAATGAAGATGTTACCCAAAGCCCTTGCGCATTGTTCTACCTGTGCTTTCAGAATACGAATCTGGTTCGCGGGAGTTTCAAGGGTTCGGGCCATGTCCCCCTGTGCGGTCGTAACCTGTGTCAAGATCGCGTAATACCGGAGTTCGGCCTTTTCAGCCTGTGTCATGGCGCTGACCTTTTTGGTGATGCCCAGCGCGTGGGCCTCCTCCTGCAACCGGGCCACGGAGAGGTCGTAACCTAACCTTCTCAGAGGCTCCAGTTCGCCCGAAATACCGGAGGACAGCTTCTTCATCGCATCGTCCACCGAGATATTAAAGAAGGAACTGATGTCGTACCCAAGCTGCGTCAGGTTCTTGCTCATGATGTAGGCACGATCTCCTACCACACCAAAACCTGTGATGATCGTGTTGAACACACCCTGATTCCGCATCCAAGCGCCGGGGTCGATGCCCATGAGGTTGCCAACCTTTTCCGCATACTCCTGCGCGGCGGCGGCGTATTTACCCATCGAGGCGTTGAACAGGTTCACGTCCTCCACGTACTGGTTGGAGGTGTTAATCAGGTTGCCGATGACCGAGGCCATCTTCTTTGCTGTCCCGAAAACAGCTTTGATCTTAGCGCCCAAATTCGACCAGAAATTAGCGTCCTTGATGGTTTCAAACAGCTTTTCCCAGCCCTTTTTCGATTCTTCAGCGTCCTCCCCGGCCCCTCGCGCTGCGTTCCCGACCTGACTTAACCCGGAGGCTACGGGCGGGAGCGCCTGAGACAGAGAACCGATTGTACGCGCCAGCGGAGCCAATGCGTTATTCATCTCTGTCAGCCCGGAAAAGTCCACATCCTTCAGTTTCTCAGCGGTTTCGGCAAGCTTGCTGATCTGCGTATTCAGGTTAGAACTGATTTTGAGATCGCTGAGACCCCTCATGCTTTCTACAAAGGGCTGAAGGCTGGAGGTGTCCACCGTTCCGATCTTTTCCACGGCGAAAACCACTTCGTTTAACCGCTCCCCCAAGCTTGCGGGAATGGAGGGGAGGTCGCTCAACGATCTCAACCCAGCCCCCAAATCGCTAAGTTTTTGAGAGGTGGTTCCATCCACCCCCATGAGGGAGGTGACAATCCCTGTGATCGCTGTGCCGAGAGAGGGAACCTTGACCGATTCGAGGCCCACAAAACCCCTCAGAGCGTCCGCAAGGCTGGTAAACCCGCTTATAGTGGCTGGAGAAACCATCGACCCGGCAACGGCGAGTTCGGACAGGTGCTTTCCAAGGGTGGAGGAAATGGTCGCGTCCTTCACGCCTTTCAGCATGTCCAGCGCCGCGACAAGGTTTCCAAAACCTGTGTCAGCGGCCCCGTTAAAGGCCGCGCCAGCGTCCGCAATCTCCGTCAGGTGCTTGCCGAGGGTGGAAGAAATCGAGATTTTCCCCACCTGAGACAGCGAGGTCAGCCCGTCCGAGAGGCCCTGAAGACCCGCGATAGCGTTCGCCCCGAAAGCGGAGGCCGCAATCCCGATGTCCATGATCTGGGTATTCAGGTTCTCAGGCAAGGTGACTTTTCCAATCCCCCTGAGTTTCCCCAGCGCCTCCGCGAGATTCGCCAGCCGTTCATGGGTGTCCGAGCCAATCCCTTGCGCGGCCTGACCCAAGTCCTTGAGTTCCTGAATGACGGATTGTAGACCGCACCCGCCGTTGCACTTCTCCTTCAGGGTTTGAAGCGCTTTGGAGAGAACCGTAATGGACGATTTCGCACTTTGCGCGGAGGCTTTGACCTCTATCTGTAGGGTTTCAATGGTGTTGCCGTTGTCAGCCATTCGTGTTCACCTCCTGCGGTCGCTGCTGTTGCTGTTTCTGCTTGAATTTAGTGTTGAAGCGGGTGGCGAAAGAATCCATCATCTTCTGGGCCTTGTCCATCCCGCGCTTCGCTTCCGCTTCCTCATCGGCCTTTTTCTTCTTCGTTTCATAAGGCTGGGAAGGATAAGGCCGGGGCCTTGTATTCCGTTTGGCAAAGGGGTTGAAGATGGGGGAAGCGTCACAGATTGCCTCATAGACGTACATACCTTGCAGCCAGAGTTCGGTGTTCATACGCTCCACCCGCATTTCTTCCGCCTTGCGGTATGCCTCCGCCATTTTCACGTCCCCATGCCAGAACTGTTCCCACGTCATCCCGATGGATAAATAATAGGGGAGGACGGTGTTGAAAATCTCTGTGTAGGGCTTTGTGGGGAGCGGTTGATGATCGCCGCTCTCCGGGTCGGACGGGTCGGAATTTACTCCGTCACCGTCCACGTCCCGTTTCCCTCGTTGCCCTCATTACCCTCTTCATCCTTCTGGGAAGTCAGGGTGTTGACGGTATCGCGGTACATGTCCACCAGCGCGACAACTAATTCATCACGCTTCGTCAGGCTCTCCCAAATCTTATCCGTCATGTTCCGCTTTACGCCCCTGTGATGGGCCGCGAAAGCGCCGAAGAACAGTTCAGGCACACGGAGCATGGGTTTGACGAACAGTTCATCGGCGATGAAACCGCTGGCCTCCATCACGCGAACGGTGTCACGGGTGTACTCCAGCTTATAGTCACGGTTTTCATAGGTGATGGTAATGGTCTTAGCCATTTGTCATTTCCTCCAAAGCCCTGAAGAGGGCAATTCTTTCAAATAAAACCGGGAAAGCGGGAGATAGGATGTTGCTCCTATCTCCCGGAAACGAGTGCGCTTAGATGTTGATAGGCAGAACCTCGTCAGCCTGTTCGCGCCAGTCGATACTGCCGCTTACGCTGATTTCGGTAGTGGGGGCAATGGTAATGGTCATGTTGACCACCTCGTTGACACCCCCGCCATTGACAAACACGTCAATGTACCCGCCGAAAGCGTACTTGCCGTAAGCGCCAGTAGGAACCAGCGTACCTTCGGATTCCGTACCGCCCAGCCACACCGCAAAGCCATGCAGACTGCCACGCAGACCGTACAGCTTGTCAAAGTCCGCTTTGGTGTAGTTGGCCGTAAAGGTCATAGCTTCGTTTTCCTGAATGCCGGGAATATATGTCCGCGCCCGATCCGAGAGGGTCGTGGTTTCCAGCATTTCCGGAGCCGCGCCGAGGTCGGGGAAGTCCTTGATGTCAATAAGCTTGTTCCAAGCGTTGCCATCCCCCTGACCCATGAGGAATACCTTATAGGAAGAAATCGCCATAGGGTTCACTCCTTTCTTATCGTTTGATGATTAGATGATGTCCAAACTCATCCACACCGAGGATACCCGAATACCGGGCCACAAGGCGGTAGATGGTCGCGTCCGCGAGGTTGTCCACAGGCATGAGGGTTGTGCGAGTAAAGCCCAAGCCCCAGCCTGTCATAACCTCGTCAATACGGTTCATGATCTTCTTGCACTCCGCTTTCGCGCCGGGGTTTTTATTGGAGTACACGTTGACCTCATACTGAACCGCTGTGTTGATCTCGTTGGAAACAGATGTGCGGGAGTTACGCCAAGCGGCGCTGTCCCTTTGTACGATGGATACGGCGGGGAACTGCGCGGGAGCGCGGACGTATTCCCCTGTGATATACAGGCCGGGAAATGTCTCGCGTATCTGTTCAGCGGCCTTGTTGAAGATTTCATCCTCAAAATCCAAGATCATCCGAACACCTCCTTTGCCAGTTCTCCGATAACGGCAACCGCCTCCCGTACCCCGTGATACATGGGCATTGCCGAGGGTGTGCCGTGGGTCAGGATGGGTTCGTCCTTCGTGCTTCCGGGCAGCGCCCACACGTTGCGCTTGCCCATCCCCTTACCGTATTCACCAATCAGGAAGCCCATCTCCGCCCCTTTGGGGTGAGGGGAACTTCCTGCGGAACCGTTGTAGTACACACCAGCGCCAAATTCGATGAACACAGCATCCTTCCCGTGGGCGATAATCACGGTCACGTCCCCCTGATCGTCCACCCTCACGTCCACGTTGCTTCCGGTGGGTCTGTCCCCGCCTGTGAAAATATCATCCGCAACCGCGCTATGGAACCCATCCGAGGCGCTCCACCCGATCCTCTCCGCAACCAGATTGCGGAGGCGGTCGGCCTTTGCGTCCAGACTGTTTGCATAGGCGTTCAGTTCCGCTATCGCCCGGTCGATGGATTGCGGGTCAAGAGAAAATCGAATCGTTTTACTCATAACGCACATTCACCCTTGCGATAGCGAGTACGGCGTAGTTCAGACTTCTTGCTACCCGGCGAACAACGTAGTCATAGGGTGTCTCCGTTGTCCCGTCTTCTTTGAGTACGGGCAAGGTGTCCACCCAGAGGACGGCGTGTTCGTCAATCGGGGTATTTGGATCAGCAATCACGATGGTTTTATCGTAATTGATGTCCGTTCCGAACATCTCCACGCTCTCTGTGTTCCGGGCGGGGGAAACGTGCGCTTTCAGCCTCACAGGGTTCTGGTAACGCACCTCTGACCCGGATGTCACGTTGCCGTATTCATCCGTGTACTGCCCCACGCTTTCAAACAGAGCGTAATAACAGATGGTTTCGTGTCTGCCCAAACAGCGCATGTCTTACACCACCTTACAGATAGGACGGACGTTGGCGCGGATGTATCCGATCATGTCTGCGTACTTAAACGACAGGCTCACGCCATTTTCGGTGTGCATCGTCTGCCCCTCGCCGCCCATCTGGGAGAACCCAGCCATCACGGCGAATACCTGTGTCATGGCGAACTCCTGAGGAACTTCGGTGATTTCCTCCGTCCCGTAGGAGAAGCGCCAAGAGATGATCTCCTGCCCAGCGGCAGTCAGGTAGGCCGTCAGAAGCGCGTCATGGCTTTCATCGGTCGCGTCCAGTCCAAGGAGAGATTTAATCATCGAAAGCTTTTCTTCGCGGGTCATCAGGTCTACCCCCTTCCTCATTCCTTGTCGGTCTTCGGTTTCCGTCCGCGAGTGGACACAGGTTTTTCAACGGTGGTTGTCGCGTCCTGCGTAGGCCGTTCCTGAGGCTTTTCCTCAGGAATCAGACCTACAATCAGCCCGTTCGGGGTCTGCTTTTCAGCCATACTGTCACCCTCCGATTAGGACAGCGCGGTGGCGGCGTTGTGGAGGTAGATACCCTTCACCTTGTTTTCGTAAACAAAGGTGTCGTGGTACACACGATAGTCAAACTTCCACGCATCGGCCTTCTGGTTCACATCGGGCGGGAAAATGCGGGGCTTGACATGCTTCAAGACCTGACATACCGCAGAGGGATGGACGATCATGAAGTTGATGGGGAAAGCGCCAGAAGTGCCGACATAGCCGCCAGCCTCCTGACCGGAGGTCTTGCCGTCCTTCATGGTGATAGCGGTGTAGAAACGGCTCTGAGGAACCCGGATCACCCGCATACCGGAATAGGTCAGGATGTCCTTGTCGATTCCGTTCTCACCGTTCATAGTAGTACGGATGACCTTCGCTTTCAGGCCAGCGTAGGCGCTTTCGGAGATAAACAGGATACGGCCCTCATAGGGAACCTCGTCTTCGTTCATCTGACGCTCACCTTCGTCAATCAGGCCGGGAACATCGGTCGTGCCGATGGTCACGTCAGCGGCGGTCGCTTTGGAGATACCCGCCACGCCAGCCATCTTTGCAAAGCGGTAAGCGTCTACTTCGGGAACAACCTTCGTGCGGATGAACTCACCAGCCAGCGTACCAAACGCCATGCCGATAGTTTCCTCATCATCCATCGCATCGACCTGAAAAGACCGACCACGGTCTTTGGTAAGGGTCAGGGTTTCCCAAGTGCCGTTCACATCGCCATCGGTGAAACCGCCGTTGCGGGAATAATCACCCAGACCGTCCATTTCGGTCTTGTACACCTTGACGGTGTTGGCGTTCACGATGTCAACATGAGTAGCGTCCAGAATGGACGTGCGGGAAGCGGCCTTGTAGACCTCATCCAGCATGGGCAGAAATTTCTGAGCCAGAGCAATAGTGTTAGGCATGCGTAATCACTCCTTTTCTTATTTTTTGAGCGGTGGTAGCCCCATGCTCTCACGCATGATCGCCACCACCTTTGCGTCTTTGTCGGGTTCTTTGGGGGTATCAGATGCGGGAGGAACGTTAGTCTCTTTCATCAGCCGCGCTTTCATGGCTTTTTCGGCATTGGCGGTCTGCTGTTTCATGGCGGCAAATACTGTCTCCATGTCACCATCCGCTAAAGCGTTAGCGGCCTTGTCGGCAAGCTGCTCGTCATAGCCCTGTGCGAGATAGGATGCTTTGTAGGTGGACACCTGTTTTTCGTGCCGCAACTCCTTCAGTTCCGTTTCCATCTCATTGACGGCAGTCTGTCTTTCCAGTTCCTTTTGCTCATCTTCGGACAAGCGGGATTTAAGCTGTTTCTTAGCCGCTGCCAGTTCGCTTGCTACCTGATCGTACCGAGACTTCGACACATACCCGGATTTGGGCTTTTCAGGCTCCGCAACAGGGGGTGTCTGCTGTTCGTTTTCAGGCGGGGTGTCAGGCTGACTGTCCAGCAATGCCAGTTTTTCCTCCGCAGTCATGTCATCGCGGTAGCCGTCAACCTTCGTCCAATCAAATGCCATAAGTTCCTCCTTGCGTTTGTTTAACGTCTGTTCTCTCAGACGATTTAATCTGCGATACTTGTACCCCGTCTTCTCTGACGGCTTGCGTTTGTTTAACGTCTGTTCTCTCAGACGATTAAAACGGCGTTTTCACCGTGATAACCAATGTTACTGGGGGTTTTCCTCTTCGACCACAGGGGTCAGGTAGCACCGACAGCGCCGATGTTTGGGCGGAACCCCGAACAGGGGATACACCTTGCCGTCCCGCTCCCGGCACACCGAGCAGACCCGCTCGTCCTTCTGCGTGTTCCACATGACCTTCTCAATCCCGGCCTCCGCAAAAGCCTCATTCCGGGTCTCATCGGTCACGGTGTCCGCCATTTCCCGCAACTGACGCTCCATCAGGTTCATCGCCCGTTGCAGGACGGCCCGGAGTTCGTTGCTGTTCGCTCCCCGGTAGTTCTGGTTCGCCTGTTGAACGGCAATCGCGCTTTCCACAAGGCGGTCGCGCTTTCGCGTCCATTCGTTCCGGTACTGGTATTGGGTCTTCGGGTCATACCGGGCAAACAGCATGAAGATGAAATCATCGTCCATCTCCTTATGAGGAAGAGCCATTTCCGCTTCTACGTCCTTCCGGGCTTTCCGGGCAATCCAGAGAAATTCCCTCCGGGCCGCTTCGTCCATCTGCACGAAAATGTCCTGCGCGTTGCGGATCACGTTCAGTTCGTCCCAGCTTGCCAGCATGGAAGACTGCTGGAACAGGGTAGCTGCGAAAGCGTAAAGCCTTTTTAGCGCCGAATCAGCGTGTCGATAAAGGTTCCTCATACCTCATCTTCCTCACGGTCTGTTTGGTCATCTTCCTCATGGCTGGTGTGTTCATCATCTTCATCGTTCGCGTCCGGAAGGTTGGCGGGATTGAACAGGATAGGTTTCCACTTGACCAGATACTCCTTGCTCTGCTCCGTAACATCCATCGGGTCGTTGAAGAGACCGCTTGTCGCAATCGCCACCTCAGGATGCAGACCCGCTTGCAGCATCGCCAACAGGGCTTGCGTCTTATTCTGGAGGTTGTCGTGCTGACGGCGGGTGAACTTGCACTCCACCTCAGACAACATGAGGTTGAAATCCTGCTGTGTCGTGCGGATAATCCGCAGAACCAGCCTCAGGAACTCCTTTTCAGACCGCTTGAACAGCAATTCCGTGTCCTTCGCCCTTGCCTCACATTGAGACCACCCGTCCCGCAGGAAGACCGCCTGACCCGTATCTGAGGTAGAGGCCCCGCCCTTCGTGCTGGAGGGCATACCGCAGATGACAAGCACCTGATCGTAGAGGTAATCGACCAGCGTTTGGGTTTGCTCCTGATTGAGTTCCTGACTAATCAGGGTCACGTCAGAATCAAGCCCTTCGGCGTTTTTAATGAAGATCGCGCCCAGCTTGCCGATTTTCTTTACATCATCGTCCTCAATATCGCAGTTCTTGAACTTGAGGAAGGATTGTACAAACTGCTCCACCCCGTCAACCCGGTTGCTCATGATGGTGTTGATCGCGTCCAACAGGGGAATAGCGGGTTCAAAGGAACCCATCCGGGACATATTCAGGCGGTATTCATAGATGGGAACATCGCCCAAAATGTGAGGCTCCCACTTCGTCAAAGCGCCGTTCAGCACCTCAAAATAGTGGGTCTTCGTGTATCCGCAATACAAGCGGTCGTATACGGAAGGTTCCTTCTCCCGGTAAATAATGCGGACACCCATCATCCTGCGATGACCAAACCCGCTGTGGTAGACCACAAACGTTGTTCGGGGGTCGGGCGTGTCCAGTTCAAAGGGGGATTCCTCCGGGTTGTCATCATCGCCCTGACCGGGACGCACCATCCTGTACCCGACACCGCAAATCGCCATCCATGTCGCAAGGTCTTTGTCGTGAGAGGCTTTGTCCTCAAAGAACATGTAATCGTTCAGCCGGGACACCTCTTCGGAAGCTTCCTCCCGCTCACCCCGCCGAATGTACGTCACAGGCTCCCCAAGGAAATACCCGGACGTAAACTCCGCGATTTCGGCGGCGTGATTCTCGACAATCTTGTTGCAAATCTCAGGCCGCACGACCTTCTTTCGTGATAGAATCGGCTGCTCTCCGCGCATATAGCGATAGAGATAATCTATCTGAGAGGCGTTGAAAGTGTGAATCCCCAAGGCTTTGTGAAGCACGTCCAGCACGTTGTCTTTGGTGATGAGGTCTACGGCGGTCAGAATCTCCTTCCGACCGAACAGGGCATGGGATTTCCGGTCAGCCTCAAACGTTTCCTCTTCCTCCACGTCTGCCCCCGTGACCACCTCGTTTTCCTCAGGCAATTCCTTCACCTCCTCTCCTGATGATGAGAATAAAATAAAAACGCCCTGTGACATGAATCGCAGAACGGTGTTTGCCGTTCCCCATCACGCACAGGGCGTTTTCCTCAAATCCGTGAGGAAGGAAGGTTCCTCACAGGTCTGATCTTACATATGTATTTTACGATCAATCACCTGTTTTGTCAACCTTTTAAGTGGCAAAAATGCCGAAAAACACGAACATTAGTGAGCTGGATCAGCTGACAAAACGGTCGAAAAGCCGAACGTTTACATTTACGTTCGCGGTCAAAACATCCGCCTCCTGACCTCCACGGTTCCCGTCTGGAAAGATTGAATGTATTCCGCCAACTGGGCCAGCGCGTCCACGGTGTCATCGTGCTTGTTCTTCCCGCTCATGGTGTATCCGCAGATCATGTTCATCGCTTTCCGGTATTCACGGGTGTATCGGCTTTCATCCTTGAAGAAAAAGTGTTCCTTCACAAAGGGGCTTGCCATGATGATTTTGGTCTCTTTGTTGGAGGTCGTAAATTTGGTGGTAATCTTCGTGATCCCGCCTCGTTCCTTGACCTTTTCCTGTACCGTCTTAGCAACCCGGCCCCCGGCGCTGTTGGATTCAAAACGGCTCATCTGCACCTTGTGCCTGAGGAGAATATCCACCAGCCGTTCGTCCACGATGTCGGGATTGTTGTTGTCACAGAGGATTTCTTCGATGTAGAAGTTATTCCCATACTGATAGGCAATCGGCATGACGCAGTAATCCTGTCCCCGGTCTTTGGTGTCGCAGACAGAAAGGATCGCGTCAGGCTGGGAATCAGGCAGATCGAAATACCGCTGGAGTTCGTCTGCATGGTAGAGCAATCCTTCCCGCTCAATCGGCTGGTTCATGTACAGGGCTTTCCAGCTTACTTCGTCCATGATTTGACGTTGTTCGTGGTAGGTTTCTGTCGAGAAACCCACCCCGTAAAGATAGTCAAAATTGCTTTTATCTTCGTCATTCAGCGCGGGAATGACGATGAACCGCGCCCGGTCGGATTCGCCATACTCCCGCTCCAGCCGTCCAATTACGTCATGGACAGACCAGCGCGTAGCGATGTGGAGTTCCTTGCAATGATCTCCGATCTTGCGCTGTCTCAAGTCTGTGGTGTAGGTTTCCCATAGTTTGTCCAGCCGCTCTTTGGACAGCGCGACCTCGATACCAGACACAAGGTCATCACAATAGAGTAACGTAGCTGCCCGGTATAGACCCGCATTGCCCGTCCCGATGGAGGTAAACTCCAGCGTTTCAAAGCGCTTCCGGGTGTCAAGGTCAATACGGCAGTCTTTAGCGTTCGTCCCTGAAATATGGACAGCGGGAAAAACGTCTTGCCACAGGTATTCACCCTGAGGATCGAGAATACGCAAGCACTCATCGTATACACCACGGACAAAGGCGTTAGAGTGAGAACCTGTCAATATGGGCTGGTCAGGATACTTTCCCGCCAGCCACGTCAGGTAAAAGATCGCCAGCGTTGTCTTGCCCGAACCGGGCGGCATGGAGATAGCCAGCAAGTCCAGTTTATCGTCCGCGAGGTCTTGCATAGCCTGAACAACGGTCTTCAGAACCGAGCGCCGGGGGAGATAGAACCGCTTCCGGGGTTCGCGTTCCCATTCGACATACTGGATGTAGCTGTCGAAATCATCCAGAGCCGCCAGCAGGAGAGCGTCCTTTTCAAGATCGAGAAACCGATTGGCAAGCGCAGACGCTTTTTTCGGATCGTTGTGATAGAAAACAGGATTCGTCACAATCCGCTGAACAGCCTGTTTGCAGGATTCTACCAGAAACAGCCTGTCGGCTATAGAGGGAGAAGACGAGGAGGGGGCGTTTGCAAGCACCCGATAAAGCGCGTCATGCGCGTCCAGATTGAGCGGGTCTTTTTGAATGAGGTCTTTGATTTGTTGAATGAGGGGTTGTTCGTTCAAGTTTGTCACCTTCTTTAGTGGAATAAGGGAATGAGGGAATAAGGGAATGACGGAATAAGAAAAGCCCTGTACAAGCAGACCTCTCAGGAGAGAGACTAACATGCACAGGGCATCAGCGTTTGGGGTTTAGGGTAGTTTATGGTGCTTTAGGTAATGGCGTGGTCGGTGTCATGGTCATATGCTGGAACATAAATGCGGGGGAGATAAGCGCTGTGGCGTTCACGCCCGGGTCTCCGATCATCCCGCCCTTTGGGAACGTCCCATCCTCATTGATGGGGATGTACGCACACACCACAGGAGCGTCCCCTTGCATAGCAAACAGAATTACCACCTTGTAAGGAATTGGGCCAAGAATGGTTTGATATTTCGTGAGGTTGTCCGGAATAATGTCGTTGCTGGACGAAGAACCGCTGTTCAGTTCCTCATAATCGACCGCGATAATGATATAGTCATCGCTTTTACCCAGTATCTTTGTGGAAGGGAACATTTGCATGAAAACATCTGTAAGGGTCAAATTAGGAGCGCTCTCAGCACAAGCGGGAAGAGCGAGAGCAAGTACCAGCAGGAATGTTAAGAAGAGACAGGATTTGTTCATGCAACAGCATCTCCTTTCGGGGGATGGGTCAGGATGGGTCAGGATGGGTCAGGATGCGGGTATTGCTTTGAGGTAATTATACCATGAAGCGCGGGAGATGTGGAGGGTGTTACAGATTTCCTTAACCGTGAGGGTGTGGTCTTTTTGTTTTTCGCGGAATTTTTGGACAGTAAGGGGATCGAGGTCAAGGGAGGGTCTACCCTCTTTATAGTTCGGGTCGGATGATTTCTTGACGGCCTTTCCCGCCTGAGTACGCTCCACAATCATGTCCCGCTCAAACTCCGCAAAGCCCAGCAGGATTGTAATGAGCAACTTGCCCATCGGCGTGTTGTCCGCTTTGCCCATGTTCAGGATGTTGACGGTAATGTCCCGCTGGAGGAGAGACTGAATCAGGGTTGCTCCATCAGCCGCCGTCCGGGCAAACCTGTCCAGCTTCGTCACAACGAGCATATCTCCCGGCTGGAGGAGTTCGAGCAGGACAGAGAAGTTCGGACGCTTCATGGATGTACCCGTATAGGAATCATGATAGATGTTCTGGGGGAGACATCCAGCGGCAAGCAGTTGGTTTTGTTGATCTTGTAAGGAGTTCCCGTATCTCTCCTGCCCTTTGGAGGACACACGGGCGTAGCCGTAGATGGTGGGAGAGTGAGGTAAGGTTTGAGAGTGGGGGAAAGGGGGTGAGATTTGAGAGTGGGGAGTAGGAGAAAGGGGCTTCGACATGGCGATCAACACTCCTTACCGTGAGAGTAAGAGAAGTAACTGAAGTAAGAGAAGTAACTGAAATGCGCGGGTGAGAAGAGCGGGGTATTATTTCTGCAATTTCATCAAGTTCCATATCACCATGAATGGAAACAGGAGAATTGCCAGCAAGACCATAATGATAGTTTGAATTGAGGAGCGAGAAGAAGTCCTCATAATGTGTCCCTCCTTAACCAAGCATCTTTGTCAGCATCTCAGGAGAGGGCCTCCAGCCTTTTGCAATCGCTTCATCGAATGTGATTTTACCAGCCTGTAGGAGTTCTTCGATGGTCGGGGAGGAGGGAGAAGCGGGGGAATTGTCCTTCCCATCAATCACCCACTCTTTTTTACTGCCCATTTTGTCACGAACCACTATTTCACAACCCATTACATCCAGCAATTTAACCAACGAATCAACCCGGATACCTTTGGTGGAATTGTTGAGCATGTTGCTGATATTGCTCTGTCTTTTTAATCCCACTTCGTCTGCGAGTTTCTGTTGAGACCAGTCACGGAGACTCATAACTTCGCGAAGAACTTGACGTTCGTTCATCGTGTAGCACCACCTTTCGTGTTTCGTGTATAGTATATCACGATGTAATGTTGTTGTCAACACTAATTTATGTTAAATATCCCTTTTATTTCTCGCGCCTATTCAAGCCACTCCCCTCTGGCGCGGGGGCTTCGCTGTATTCCCCCACACGCCCACACTTGCATATATGTATACATTCATACAAGCCCCAAATAAGCGCTTGCAATCGGCAGCTAATACAGGAATACCGGATTGCCTCATGAGCGCCATAAAGCCCCAAATAAACGCTTGCAATCGGCAGCTAATACAGGAATACCGGATTGC